TAGTTTGCGTTTTGTTTTCGGGGTTCGAGTCCCCGCTGGAGCACCATTCAGAGAAGTCGCTGATTCCTTGCGAATCGGCGACTTCCCCTTATTTTGCTTGGCTTTTCTGTGTTCTCTGTTTCTCTTTTTTGTTCCTCTGTTCCCTGTCTTGTTCGGCATTTTCCACGCCAAATTACTAACGGATTTACTAACAAAACAGCCCGGAAGGATTTCTCCCTCCGGGCTGTTTTTATTCTTCCTGTTTTTCGTGTTTGCCGGTCTGTCCTACGATCATTGGAATTGTGTCTTTGTCTCCGCTCTGATCGTGGTCGATGGCCTCTTTTGCGCCGTCAACCTTGCTCTTAAACCAGCTCGGGACCGGTGCTCCCATCCTGCCGCAGTTTTCTATTATGCTGCCGATCTCTGTCAGGATGTACCACATCAGGACCACCGGAGTGATAAACGCCGTGAACTCAAATGGCAGTTGTATGCCTGTGCTCTCCATGATAACCTTCAGCACGATGTCGCACAATGCTGCGGCCAGTACCGCGATGATCTCCCCGGCCTTGTGCCAGAGTCCCTCCCTGGCGATATCGCTGGACCAGTTCTTTTCCCGTTTGGCTGCCATGCTCCCGGAGATGTAATCCAGGATGATGCACGCGATCCAGATGATCACCAGCCAGCCGAGCCAGCCCCACATGGCCGACAGAAACGCAATGATCGCCGCCACCGCTGCTTTGATCTCTGTCGCTTTGTCCGGTGCGTTCATTCTTCATCCTCCCAAAGATCGAGCTTTGTGATGGAGATGATGTCGCCGTCCCTGACCACGATGTCATCCGCCTGCAGCTCATCCAGCACATCCGCGAAGCTCTCCGCCCAAATGGTCATCGGCATCGCGTTCTTTGTCTTTTCTGTCTGCTCTCTTTCCGGTTTCATTGTTTGTCCTCCTTGTTATTCAAATATTGATTTGTCCAGACCGAGCCGCTGCCACGTCATCGGCCCCACGACTCCATCTGCGCTGAGTCCGTTTGCCTGCTGGAATAAGATGACCTTATCGGTCAGAGCGCTTCCCCAGATTCCATCCGTCAGAACGTTATAGCTCATACACTTGAGCATCGCCTGCAGAAGCCATACCTCCGGCCAGCCGGAACAGTGTGCATCGATCGTCCTCGGCGGCCATGTCTGTGGAATCGGGAGCCCCTCTTCGTCGACCTTGGCCGGTTCCGGTTCCTTCGGCGGTTCCACGGTCAGGCCGCTGTCGAGAGATGCCTGGATAAATCCGAGCCATTTCGTCTGTGCCTGATTTCCGCGATACTGTGACGATTCTTCCAGCTTATCACAGATCTCATAATATTTGCATACCGCATACCCGCAATCATATGGATTGTTGCTGCTGATGCACGTCTTCCACGGTTTACTGTTGTAAAACGTCCGGATATCGTGTATCAGATACTCGACCTGCAGTTCGAAGTCGCCGATACTCTTTCCGCGCTGTTTGAAGTAGGTCATCATCTTGGCTTTCCGGTCGCTGGCGGTCCACTGTGCAAGGCCGTATCCGGCGCCATCCCTTGTGAATCCCTGGTATGCGCCATTGTCCACCGCGTCTGTGTAGCTGTCGTCATTGTATCCGAGCGCCCGCTCATATGTGTCCTGCAGGTTGCGCGGATTGAAGGCGCTCTCCGCCGCCACGTTGGCCAGGACGCCGGCAGCGCCCGCCACCGTCATTCCCGCCTTAAGGCATTCCTGGGCGATGTACAGAGCTTTCCGGTTAATGTCCGTCATGTCCACCTCCGGCCAAAGCGCAAACTACAATGATAGCTGCTGCGATCAGTGCAATGTAAGTCATGATCCTGATCATAAGCATATCGGCATCCCTCCTGTAAGGTTTTGAAAGGTTCTTGAAAAGTCAGACTGCCGGATGGACTTGAACCACCGACCTGAGAAACTGCTCTCGCCAACTGAGCTACGGCAGTCTGTGTCGCGGAGTGACCGGAAGGCCATTCTTGGCAGAAGCTCTCGTCCGCACTTCACTTCATTTTGTCTCATACTTTTATCCCGCCTGAGCTGGCGGTTATCTAACGACTATCTCGTGATTTCGCACGATTTTCACGAGATAGTCGTTAGTGATTTAAATAGGCCGATAAGTGACAAACTTTCTTGTCATTTCAAACCCGTATAACCAGTTATCGAACTCGCTCAGATCATCGTCATGAGTTCGGCGTACTGGTCTGCCGTGATCCTTCCTGCGGCAAAATACACATCCAGCATATCCGCAGTCAGTTTGTGGAGCTTCGCCAGCTTCAGGCATAATTGGTACGTCATATCTCTACCCCCAGTTCCAGCAGGCACAGCCTGTATTCGCAGTGCTTCCGTGTTCGCTTCTTCCTGATCTCCCGGTTCATAGTCCAGAAGCTCGTCAAAATGGTTCGTGACGTATTCTTCTGTCATATAAGCCGCCGAAGCCCGAAAATAATGCTCATCTGCCAGCCACTCTTCTGCCGGCTCTCCCTCATCGGTCTTGATCTCGACCTTTTCAATGTTGGTGCGCAGTCTCACATCGGCGTGCACGCCGTCAGGCAGTCGCATATATTTGATTCGGGAGGGTTCTTCGTTGAAATGTACTTTTCCCATTTCTCAACCTCTTTTCAAACTTACTGACAACCTTCTGAGCGATCATGAACACACGCGGCAACTGATACAACGGCATCGCCTTTCGGCAGTTCGTGTGCTTGAAATAGCCCTTGTAGGATGTTATTCTCTTGGCCTGTCTGTATGAAATATTCCTGTTCCGAACTGCCCGAAGGGCCATCCTCCGGGCGCGGATAAAATCCCTTGCGCGGATTGCCACTTTTCCGCTTCGGTAAACCACATACCCCATCATGTCGATGCCTTGATTATCTTTCAGCTCCATGATCTCCCAGTTTGGTTTAATCGTGAGTCTGAGATTGACCAGCATGAACATCTCAAGCCGCTTCATCGCTTTCTTCAGGTGCCTCCTGTTGGAACCGGTCAGCAGTATATCGTCCATGAAGATACACATATGGGAGACCGCTTTCTGATCTGCTTTCCCGCGCCTGCCTTTGACCTTCAGCTTCATCATGTCTTCAAAGGCGAATGCGATCAGATATTGTGCCGCCCACTGTGAGACAAGCGCTCCGATCATGAACCCCTGATGCTCTTCATCGATCCTGTGGGATTCCAGAAGTGACCGCCATAGCCAGAGAAGATGCACGTTCCCGCAGTCTTTCTCGAAATATCTCATAAACACTTCCAGCCGCATGCTTGGATAGCACTTGCGCACATCGGCTTTCGCGAAGTATTTGACGTCGCTGGTTGCCCTCATCGAGTGGCGTTTGGCATATTCCAGCTTCGCATTGTCTTTCCGAATCCACTGCCGGATCATGCGCATGCCGTACACTTGCCCTCTGCCCGGTATGGACGATGCCTGCTGTACAACCAGCCGACGTTTAAAAACATCCATCGCTCCGTTGACTGCGATAATGTCAAGTACCTGCTGCATGGCGCACTCGCATCCGATTTCCCGAACTTTTCCGGTTGTAATATCCAGCTTTGTCCTGATTCTCGGCTTTGGCAGATTAAACTCAAATTCATAGATCATCTGCGCGGCTCTTTTGGATATGGACTCGATTGCTTTCTCGGCCAGCTTTTTGTTATGCGTCGCCATCATCTCGGCATATGATTCCTTTGTCATTCCGTTGCGCAGAAGCAAGGCACGGAAATCATAACGCTTTTTGTGTTTCCAGACGCACTGGAATACCCAAGGGTATATGGTTCTCCAATCTGTAATGTCTATGTGTTTGCATAGTCTTTTAATAGCTTTGTACCTTCCTTTTCCATCTGTAGGATTTACCGGGCGTTCAGACTGCTTACTAACCCGGCGCTATCTTTTCCTGATTTTCGCCGTCAGCGAGGATAATGCAATGTGATAATGGGCTTTTAGGAAGTTCTCCCTGTAGTTGGGCGACCCGCGTAGTTCCAGTTGACGTTCGACACCGTGTTGTTGCCGTTCACGCACGACAGACCCGCATGCTCAGAACCGTTGTTCAGGTTACCGAAAGCACGGAAGACGCGGACAGAATTCATTGCATTACCCTGTATATAGTGAGTTGTTATTTAGGGGCGTTGCCCCTCTGTTCGGCTACGCCGACCATTCACCCCGATTTGCACATGCAGATGGGCGACCCGCGCAGGTCCAGCCGACGGTCGACACCGCGGTGCTGCCGACCACGCACGACAGACCCGCAGGCTCAGAACCGGTGCCCAGGCCACCGAAAGCACGGAAGACGCGGACAGAAGCCGCCGTGGACGTACTGAGTTTATAAAACGCGTCTTTGGTAAATGTCGTCGAAGATCCACCGCTAATATCTGACGGGAACGCAATGCCGCTATGGAACTTTTCCCTTTCAATGTAATACCAGGCTTCTCCGCCGGATCGCGTAAGTCCGTGACCGCTGTTGATATAATTCGCGCTGACGCTCGTGGTCTGATGTGCGGCCCTCCGGCAGAAGTGTACACTGTACCAGCGATAGGAATATCCTGTAGCGACATTGTTATATCTCAGAAGCGCGTCGCCCATTGTCTCATATTGCCCGGTAGCGTATTCGATTCCCTGAATCTTTGCCGGGTAAATGCCGCTGCCCGGATCATCAATCGCTCCGTCATTTCCAAGAATGTTGTCATTCGCCCCGGCGGGCCAAGCAAAGGTTGAAATCAGCGTGTTTCCGGTTGTAATCGTGCCGTCTCCGGTTGTATCAAACGTCCCGTCATAATCAGTAGTAACAGCTGCATAGGTTGTTCCGTCAATGTCAACCTCTTCAATCCCGGTAATGATGCATCCGGCCTGACCGCTGATCTCATAGACGGTGGCGTTATTTGTGCGATCAATGCCGTTTGAAGCTCCAACAGTGCCGAGGAGGCACCCGCTGCCGACTTTAAGGTTTGCCGCCTGTTCCGGCGTGATCAGAATCCGGTTTGTTTCCGTTTCTGCAAGCGCTGCCGCATACTGATAGTTGTAGTTACTGCACCCCTGATTAATTCCGTCCTGCGTAAGAGAAGCGTACTTGATGTAGCTCATCACAATGAGGAAACTCTGAAGAAGCACCGACCCGCCGCCGTGCCCGGTCCCTCTCGCTTTGCATCTGGTCTGGAAAGTTCCCAGCGCCATATACCCAGTTGGAATCTTCCCGGCGATGGCGCACATCTTCTCCCCATCCCAGAAGCCCATATACTTGGTATGCACGACGAACTCCCTGACGCTGTTATCTGCCGGTCTGATGCTTTCGGGCAGAGGCCAGCACTCATCCTTGCCGCTCTGATACTGTGCCGAATATCCGACGGTATAGGTTTCGGTTTCCTCAACCGTCCAGACGTACCCTGTCATCTGCATAACACCGACGAGCTTGTCAGGGTTTGTGCGTTCAAAGTTCCCGGCTACTCCGTCAATTGCGGTAATAACCACATCCAGCGTTGTTGCGTCAATGTCATAGTTAACGTCAACGCACGCAAACAGAGGAAGTCCGGCGTAGTCGTCCTGACCGGCAAATGTATTTGTTGACGGAACGCATACTTTACCGGCATTATCCCCGCCTCTCGTCCCGGTACTGACATCGGAAACATCGGGCTGATAGAACGTCGTCCACCCGTTCCAACTGTCGCGGGTAGCTGCGTACCATTTGTTGCAAAGCTCAGTCAGACCGGCAGCGCTCATCGCCGCAGCGCCTTGCGCGTCGAACCACATTTTCATCGCGGCCTTGTACTCGTCG